GCCGTGGGGCGCGCGTAATGGAAATGAACGGTTACAAGCTGTCGGAACGGGCCGCCATGGCCGCGCGTGGCGAGCGCCCCGCCCCGCCCAAAAAGCCCATGTCGGTCAGCCCGACCGCATTGGCCGCCGCGCGTCTGCCTGGCGCTGGGGCAGAACCGACGTTGCCGGCGGAACAGATTTACGCGCCGTTCAAGTTCGATCCGGCCATGTATCCCGACGGCGTGGCGATGGACAGTTGCTTGCCCACGGCCATGAACAGCGTGTCCAGTTGGGCCATTGCGAGCGCCCTGCACGAAGGCCAAGGCTTTTTCGGCTACCCCTACCTTGCCGAACTGATGCAGCGGGCAGAATATCGCCATGCGGCCGAAATCTGGGCCGAACATGCGGTGCGCAAGTGGATCGAAATTAAGGGCGGGACCGACGAACAGCGCAAGAAAATCGAAGAGGCGTTTACGGCGCTGAACGTGCGCGACGTGTTCCAGAAATGGATTTTTCACGACCATAGCTTTGGACGCGGCCAGATATTCTTGGATTTTGGCGATGCCGACAACCCGCGCGAGACGGCCAAGCGGCTGCTGGTGAAGGATACGAAAATCAACGAAAGCCGCCCGTTGCGGGCGCTGACCATCGTTGAACCCATGTGGTCGGCCCCGGGCACCTATTCGACCAACAACCCGCTGCGTGCCGACTTTTACCGCCCGGCTTCATGGTTCGTCTATGGCCGCCGGGTCGACGCCACCCGAATGCTGACCATCACCAGCCGGCCCGTTTCCGACATGCTGAAACCGGCCTATGCGTTCGGCGGCCTGTCGCTTACGCAGATGATGAAACCCTATGTCGACAACTGGTTGCGCACGCGCCAGGCGGTTTCCGACATGCTGAACAGCTATTCGGTGTTCAACCTGAAAACCGATATGTCGTCAGTCATGGGCGGCGGCGGCGGGGAAGACCTTTACCGCCGGGTCGATATGTTCAACCAGACCCGCGACAATCGTGGTTGCATGGTGACGGACAAAGACGCCGAAGAACTGGAAAACTTGGCCGTGTCGCTGTCTGGGCTCGACAAGCTACAGGCCCAGTCCCAAGAGCAATTGGCCAGCGTGGCGCGCATTCCGCTGTCCATCTATCTGCAAATCACGCCGACCGGGTTGAACGCCACCAGCGACGGCGAAACCCGCAATTTCTATGCAGACGTCCATAGCTATCAGGAAAAGAACGTGCGGCCGGCCCTGCAAACGGTGCTGGAGTGCGTGCAACTGTCGGTGTTGGGGGCGATCAATCCTGAAATCAAATTCCAGTTCGCCCCGCTTTGGGAAATGAGCGAAGTGGACAAGGCGGAAATTCGCCATAAGGACGCCCAAGTGGACGTGGCCTATACCAATGCGGGGATTGTCGCCCAAGAGGAAGTGCGCGAACGCCTATCCAACGACGAAGAAAGCATTTATCACGGCGTCGACCTGACCGACCCGCCGCCCGAACTCGACAAGGGAGACGATGGCGGCGGCGGCGGCAAGGAACCCGGGGGCAACGGGGGCCAATCGGAGTAACCGACATGCTGTTGAGTGTCATTTTTGCCTTGGTCATCGTTGGGGTCGTTCTCTATCTGCTGACCCTGATTCCCATGGACCCGACCGTGGCCCAAATAATCCGCGTTCTGGTCATCGTGGCCGTCGTCTTGTGGATTTTGCGGGTGTTCTTTCCTGAAATCCGGGCGACCCTATGACCGATAAGCCGCACGCGGCCGGCGTCATGTTCCAGTTGGCAGACGGCCGCGTGCTGTTTCTTGAACGCAGCGACGATACGCGGGACCATCCGCGCAAATGGTGTTTCCCCGGCGGCGGGATCGACGCGGGCGAGACGCCCAAAGTCGCCGCGCGCCGTGAAGTGCTGGAGGAAGTGGGCCAGCGGGTTGACCGCTTGGGCGCGCCAGTCGACCACCGTAGCGGCTTCGTGACGTTCCGGGTCCAGCGCGGCGGCCCGTTCGACCCGGTGTTGAACGACGAACACACGCGGGCGGTCTGGGCGCACCCGGACGAAGCCCCCCAGCCCTTGCACCCCGGCGTTGCCGCTACACTCGACAAGATGCGCCAGCGGGCGCGCGGGCCGCGCTATCAATGTGGAGGCGTGCGCATAACGGCCGCCGGGCGGCGCAACATGGCGCTGGACGTCAAGGGCACGCTTGACCCCATCCGCCCGGCCCTACCGACCCAGATTGAATATCAGCGCCGTGTTGACGCACTGGTGGACGATATGTCGGCCAGCTTGCTCTATTGGCTGCGTGCCGCCTACCGGGCCAACACGCCCGCCACGGTTGAACTGGCGCAAGACAGTGCGGCCGGCATATTGCAAGCGGCGTTCGACAAACTGTCGGCCCGCTGGCTTCGCAAATTTGACGACCTGTCATTTAGCCTGTCCCGCTGGTTTGCCGCGGGCTCGAAAGAACGGGTCGACCGGCTGATGAAACAAGGGCTACGCAAGGCGGGCTTTACCGTTCGGTTCACCATGACGCGGCCCATGCGCGACGCGTTCGACGCCGTGGTGGACGAAAATATTGGGCTCATCAAATCCATTGGCGAACAGCACTTGGCCAACGTGCGGGTGGCGCTCAACCAGTCGGTGCAGAACGGGCGTGACCTGGGCTATCTGACCGACCAGTTGGAGAAACGCACCGGCATTACTAAGCGCCGGGCGGCGTTCATCGCCCGCGACCAGAACAACAAAGCGACCGCCGTAATGGTGCGCACCCGGGCGATTGAAGCGGGCATTACGAAGGGGCTTTGGCTCCATTCGGCGGGCGGCAAAGAGCCCCGCCCCGAACACGTCGCATTCAGTGGCCAGCAATTCGACTTGCGCAAAGGGCACGATTTCGACAACGGCGAAGGCATCGTGTGGCCGGGAACAGCCATCAATTGCCGGTGCGTCATGCGCCCGGTTGTGCCCGGGTTCGAATAGGCGTAGGGTCGCCCCAGCGGCCGGCAATACCGCCGGTCGATAACCCAACTGTTTCGTGAGGTTCGACCAAACCGATGCGCAGCTAAGGACATGGGCAAGCCCCCGCTTCCCAAGAGCCGCCCCGCCTGATAGGTTGGGGCGGTTTCTTTATTCTGGGGTGAACCCATGGGCGTTTCCACGCTAGTCGATCTTGTCAAAATTCAGGTTCTGTCTAGCGGCACCGGCCCGTTCGATCTTGGACCAGCCGTTCAGGGCTTTCGAGGGGTTGAAGCGCTGATAGATTCCGCCGTCTATAGCTATTCGGTGCAAAGCGGCGGTAATTACGAAGTCGGGACGGGCGTTTATCTGGCCAGTTCGCAAACGCTGGTGCGCACGCCGACTATTTCCAGCGCGGGCAATGCGGCCGTGGCGTTCCCGGCCAACGTCCAAGTCAATTTCACCGCTTTGGCGTCCGACTATGCGTCAGGAGGCGGAACAATCCCCTTGGTCGACGCGCTGGGCAATTCAACCGTTCTGGCTATCACACAACGGGCCGTGACGGCGGCCATACAGTCGATTTTGGACGGAACAGCCGTTTTCGATTTGCCTGACGAAGCGGAGGGCGACGCCATACCGGCCCCCGGCTCGGGCCAACTTTACCTTTCGGCGGGAGTTATGAAAGTTGCGTAAGATAATCGCATTGCTGGCCGGGTTGTCGCTGGCCGCTTCGGCCGTTGCCCCGGCGGCCGGCCCCAAATTCTCGACCAGCGGCGGCGTCGGTTCGGCCGACAGCACGTTTGTAGGTGGCGAGCCAAACGGCGGCACCTACACGATAAACGGCACCACCGGCACGGTTTCCACGCCTGTCGTCAACCTTCGCCCAGGCACCGCCCCCGCGTCGCCTAACAACGGTGATTGCTGGACGACCACGGCCGGGCTGTTCTGTCGAATCAATGGCGTAACTGTTGGTCCGTATCAATCGTCCGCTGGGGCGGGCACGGTTACGCAAGTGGGGCTAGTCCCGCCGTCTATCTTTACCGCCGGTGCGCCCGTCACGACAAACGGCAATTTGTCGTTCACGCTGAACAGCCAGTCGGCAAATCAGGTTTTTGCCGGGCCGAACGGCTCCAGCGGGACGCCCGGTTTCCGTGCGCTGGTTGGTGCTGACGTCCCCGCTATCAACTTGGCGGGTTCTGGGAATGGCGGCGTCACCGGAACGCTGGCTATCGGGAACGGCGGCACGGGGTCGACCACCGCAAGCGCGGCGCGCACCGCGCTGGGTCTGGGAACCATGGCGACCCAGAACGCGGCGACAGTGGCGATAACGGGCGGCTCTATCACCGGGATTACTGACCTAGCGGTGGCCGACGGGGGCACGGGCGCGTCGACGCTGACCGGCTATGTTAAAGGCAACGGCACCAGCGCGTTTACCGCTTCGTCGACTGTCCCCGGTTCGGACGTTTCGGGCAATATCGCGGGCAACGCCGCCAATGTGACCGGGACTGTCGCCCTTGCAAATGGCGGCACCGGCGGCACCGACGCGACGTCGGCGCGCGCGGGTCTTGGCCTGGGGACCATGGCGACCCAGAACGCCGCGACTGTCGCTATCACCGGCGGCACGGTGACGGGCATTACCGACTTGGCGCTTGCCGACGGCGGAACGGGCGCCAGCGATGCGGCCACCGCTCGCACCAACTTGGGGCTGGGCACGGCCGCAACCCAGAACACGGGGTCCAGCGGGGCCAACGTTCCGTTGCTGAACGGCACTAACACTTGGTCGGGCATCCAGACGGTCCAGAACAACGTTGTTTTGAACCCAGGCGCGTCGGTGGAGGCGCGCCAAGACATGGTTTCGAGCGCAGGCACCTATGGCCGCTATCGGTGGTATAGCGGGACGACCAACGCGGCGGCTGGCTTGCGCTGGGTCATGGGTAAAACCAATGGCGCAGAAACGGGCTCTAATGCCGGGTCCGACTGGCGGCTTGACCGTTTCGACGATACTGGAACGGGCCTGCCGGCTGCAATTACGGTCAATCGGGCAACCGGCGTAACGACGCTGGGCGCGGCGTTGCCGATTGGCAGCGGCGGCACGAACGCGACGACTGCAACGGGCGCAACAGATAACCTTCAAATTCTCCAGACGGGGACCGGTGCAGTCGCACGTTCGGTTTCGTCTAAGTTGCGCGACATTGTTGACGCCCGCGATTTCGGCGTAACGTGCGACGGGTCGACCAACGACACGACGACTATTAACGCTGCGCTGACCGCGGCTGTCGGCAAGCGCCTGATGTTGCCCCCCGGCGTCTGTCGTTACCAAGGCGGCGGCGTGGTCGGCAACGGAACAACGCTGGTTGGTGCTGGCCGTAACGCAACGGCTATTTTGGTCACTGTTGCCGCTCCCTCCCAACTCCTGACCGTTTCAGGCTGGGGCGCCGGGGTTCAAGACCTTCGCATTGCCTCCACCGGCACGACGCAGACCGGCGGTAGCTGGATACTGCTGTCTGGCGTTGAAAGTTTCGTCGACAATTTCGAGATTACGGGGCATTTCCAAGGCATCCGTCTGACCGGTGTTGGCGCGCGCATTTCCAACGGCCGTATCGTCGATGGCGTGGCCAATTCCGTTGGCATCTTGGCGAACGGCGGCGATACGTCCGAAATTATTGAAAATGTGTTGATCGGCGCAGACTCGGTTCGCCAGTCGCGCGCCGGTATCGAAGTGACCGACAACGCGGCGCTGATTATCTCTAACACGTCGTCTATCAACCAAGGGTTCGGCCTGCTGGTTTCGCCGGGGGCGGGCCAGACGACGGCAAGTCTTTACGTCCATGATAGTTTTTTCGACAACTCGCAAAATAACAACATTGCCATTATCCCGGCTTCGACCGGCAACGTCGTTCGTATCCGCTTCGCCAACGTCTGGGCGGGGTCCAGCCATTCGACCGACGGGGTGTTGATATCCAACCCAGGCAGCGGGCTTGTTCAGGGCATCCATTTTACCGATTTGCATTCTTTGCTTAACGTCGGGTCAGGCGTAGCGACGTCAGGAACCGTCAGCGATATCGTGATAGATGGCGGCGAAATTGCCAACAACGCGCATGGCGTTTACCTGAACAGCGGCGCAAGCAAGGTGACGGTCGCTAATGCAATGATTGGCGCTTATGCGGGGCTTTCGGGCAACACCGGTTCGGCCGTTGTGCTTTCTAGCGGTGTGTCGTCGGTGGTTGTCGCTGACAACCAGATGGCCGGTAACGCGTTTGGTGTGTCGGATGCGTCGGGCGCTGTTGCCAAAAGCATTGTCGGAAATATCGGGCACAATCCGTTTTCTGGAACCGGAACGGTCGGCGGCTCGCCCTATACGTTCAACAACACGACGGGCGCGCCGACCAACGTTTATGTCAACGGCGGCACGGTTTCGAGCATTACGCTAGAGGGCCGAACAGTGGCGACGTCGACCGACAAAGTGGTTACGGTCCCTGTCGGCAAGGCGCTCGTTGTGACCTATTCGGCCGCACCGACTATCAATTGGACGACGACCAACTAAGGGAACCCGAATTATGCTGTTGATGGCGATGGACCGGGCGCCGACGGTTCGCAGTTACGACAAAGCTGGCCGTCTGCATGTGGCGGTCAGCAATATCAGCAAGGCCAACGTCTGCCCGTATCTGGGACGTGAAATTCCCAACTGGCAAGCGCTCGGGCTGGACGCGGGCCGCGTCTATAATTTGCTGCGCGACCCCGGCGAACTGGCCAAAGGCATCGCCACGTTCAACAATTTGCCCGTGTTGTCGGAGCATGTGCCGGTAACGGCGTTCGACGAAGACAGCCATATGGCTGAACTGGTCGTGGGTTCGACCGGCACCGACGCGGCTGTAAATGGCGCCTTCGTCACCAACTCGCTTGTGGTCTGGGCCAAGCCGTCGATTGACGCGATTGAACGGAACGAAAAGCGGGAATTGTCGAGCGCTTATTACTATCGGGCCGACATGACGCCAGGCGTTTACGAAGGTGTTGCATATGACGGCGTAATGCGTGATATTGTCGGCAACCACGTTGCTTTGGTGTTTGCCGGGCGCGCGGGACCGGACGTAGTTGTTGGAGACGAAAAGCCCATGGCTCTCAAGTCAATGCGTGCGCTGATGCTGGCGGGGGGCCTTGGTGGTCTTATTCGTCCGCTTCTCGCCCAGGATGCCAAGCTAGACCTTGGCGCCGCCCTTGTCGACGTGAACGACAAGACCATTTCCCAGCCCAACGCCACCGGCGCGCTGGCGGAAAAAATCTATGGGCTTGCCCAGCCGCATTTGGCCCAGGACGCCAAGTTGGAACTGACCGCCGTTCAGGCAGTCGTTGACAGCGTGGCGGGCATGGCGCTCGACGGGGCCGATGAAATCCCCGAACCCAAGACCGACCCAGCGCCCGCGCCGGCTCCAACGGACCCGAACGCGCCGCCGGCCCCCGCCCCTGCTCCTGTCAAGGAAGACCCGCCCGCCATGGACGAAGCCGCGATGAACAAGCGCATTGCCGACGCCGCCGACAAGGCCCGTTCGGACGCGCTGGCCGAAAGCGCGGCCATCCGCACCGCCGAACGTGAAGTTGGCGCGGTTGTGGGCGAACTGGCCGTGGCGATGGACAGCGCCGAAGCGGTTTACCGCGTCGGTCTGGACGCGCTGGGCGTCGACCACGCCAAACTGACCGGCCCGGCGGTTGCTGAAACCTTCCGCGCCGTGAAGGCCGCCCGCGACGTCGCCGCCCCCGCAATGGATAGCCGCCCGTCGGCTGTTTCCGCGAAGGCGTTTGGCGAGCGCTTCCCCAACCGTCCCAACCTGATCCGGGGGTAATCCAAGATGCCTTTCCAGAACACCACGCCCCGCGCGTATCTCGCCCCCGGCGTTGAAGGCGGTTGGGCTTCGGCCAATCCGCACGCGTCGTTGCTCCAGCCGAACACCGGCGACCTTTCCGATGCCAACGCGGCGTCGTGGAAGGCCGGTAGTGTAGCGCCGCCCATCGTCGGCCGGTTCGCCTTTGCCGACGTCGTGAC